AAAGACTATGTTAACTTACAACATAGATGGGCCTGTCTACAACTTCCAACTACCCAATACAATCTTAGTCCACAGAAAAAAACAAACAAACACCCTGTATACTATCAATGCCCTAAACGAGGTAATTAGATACTTAAATGGGGGTGAACTTGACACTACGTTTCAAGTAGATTGGTCTAGATTTAGAAATTCGTTGTTGTTGACTCGTCCTGGTGGATTTAAGCGAATCAAAACCCGCCTCAAAGATATTATTGAAATAGATTAAAAAGCCTTCTGGTAAAATTTGGATTCTCTGACTTAAGTCATTATATTTACCAAAAACAAAAAGGTCATGAATCTAGATGAAATTAGAAAGCGAATGGACCGCTTGCAAAACAAGTCCACAGGCAACAACAAAAGCAGCTACAAGGAAAACTTTTGGAAACCACCAAGTGGTGAGAAATCTGTAATTCGCATTGTGCCCTATAAGCACAACAAGGAAGTACCATTTACCGAATTGTATTTTTATTTTGGTATTGACAAACCAAGAATGATGTCACTTTCAAACTTTGATGAATCTGACCCAATCTTGGAATTTGCCACTCAACTCCGCAAATCAGGCGATGAAGATAACATTGCGCTGGCTAAAAAGCTCTACCCTAAAATGCGTATCTTTGCTCCAGTATTGGTGCGTGGCGAAGAAGACAAAGGAGTCCGTTTCTGGGAATTTGGCAAAATGGTATACCAAGAACTCCTAGGAGTAATGATGGATGAAGATTATGGAGACATCACTGACATTGCTGCTGGCCGTGACATTACAGTGGAAGTAATCCCCGCCAAAGAAACAGGTAAGATGTACGATACAACTACTGTTCGCGTTAAGCCAGTTCAAACCCCACTTGTACAAGATGGCGAAATGGCTGAGTCACTTTTGGAAAACCAAAAGAACCTTATGGATCTTTACACTAAGTACTCGTTTGAAGAGATGAAAGAATCCCTCCAACGCTACTTGGCTCCAAGTGAAGAAACCGAAACAGTCGAGGCAACTACCCCAGCAAAAGAAAAAGTTGACCTTGATTCTAAAATCGACGATTTATTTAGTTAATTATGGCTAGAAAATCTAAAGACCCAGGTCTCGCAGGGGAGAACCTTACTGAAGAATTAGCATCTTCGTTAAACCAAAAATTCAGTAAGGAATACAACCAGGTAGCTTACTTCCTAAATGGAGGTGACGAATCCCCTACCGATGTAACTTCATGGGTTTCTACTGGATGTACCCCCCTAGATTTGGCCATCTCAAACAGGCCAAATGGGGGTCTCCCAGTTAGCAAAATCGTTGAAATTACTGGTTTGGAACAAAGTGGTAAATCATTGCTAGCTGCTCACGTGATTGCTTCTACCCAAAAACAAGATGGAGTTGCAATTTACATTGACACTGAATCCGCCCTTGACGCTCAATTCTTGACTGCAATTGGAGTTGACGTAGACAAGATGCTCTATATTCCCCTTGACACAATCGAGGATGTGTTCGAAGCAATGGAAGATATCATTGTCAAAATCCGCGAAAAGCAAAAAGACAAACTAGTTACTATAGTAGTTGACAGTGTTGCTGCAGCAACTACCAAAATTGAATCAGCAGCCGACTACGAAAAAGATGGTTACGCAACTGCAAAGGCAATTATTATGTCAAAATCAATGAGGAAAATTACCAATTTGATTGGCAAGCAAAAAATTCTTTGCGTGTTTACTAACCAGCTTCGCCAAAAACTAAATGCAATGCCATTTGGGGATCAATATACCACTTCAGGTGGTAAAGCTCTCCAGTTTCACGCTTCAGTTCGTTTGCGACTCAAAGGAGTAGGCAAAATAAAAGAAAAAGTTAACGGAATTGAAACTGTAGTTGGCCAAGAAGTAGAGTGCGAAGTAGTAAAAAATCGACTAGGGCCACCTAACCGCAAAGTACGCTACAATATATTCTACGATTCGGGAATTGATGACGCTTATGGCACATTGAAACTCCTGAAGGAATATAAAATAGTAAAACAAGGGGGTGCATGGTACAGTTATACACCAGCAGATGGGGAAGAACTTAGATTCCTAGCTAAAGAATTCAAGGATCTAATTGAAAGCCACCCTACTGCAAGAGAAGAATTATATGAGAAACTTTGTGACAAATATATCATGAAGTACCGTCATGAAAAAGAAGAAGGACTAGATCGTGACCCCGAAGATACAGTTGTTGAAAATGAATAATTTTGAAAATCTACTAAACAACTTAAGTCCCGAAGAGAAGCACCCTAATGACAGGGTGCTTCTTATCGACGGGCTTAACATATTCCTAAGAGCATTTGCCGTAAATGGAGCCCTAAATGAAAAAGGTGTCCCCGTAGGGGGTATTATGGGTTTCCTCAAGTCACTTGCCCTTTCTATCCGTGAAATGGACCCTACCCGAGTAATTGTAGTATATGATGGAGCAGGAGGTAGCAAACGAAGAAGAAAAATTAACCCCAACTATAAATCAAACAGAGTACCCAAAAGAGTAACTAAATTTGACGCTTTCAACTCACTTGAAGATGAAAAGCAAGCCATGAAAATCCAATTCAGGCGCCTACTTAGTTACCTTGAACTACTCCCTATCGATGTTTACAGTGTAGACAACGTAGAAGCAGACGATGTAATTGCATATATTGCACAAAATGTACTTGAAAATGAAGTTATCATTATGTCTGCAGACCAGGATTTCCTCCAGTTAGTAGATGATAGAATTGTTGTTTGGTCCCCAAATAAGAAAAAATTCTACACACAAAATCAAATACTAGAGGAATATGGGGTACCTTCCTATAACTTTTTGATGTATAAATGTTTACTAGGAGACAAATCAGACAATCTAGAGGGAGTTAAAGGATTGGGCCCTAAAAAAATAGCAAAAATAATTCCAGAAATTGTAGGAAAAGAGATTGACCTTAATTATCTTATAGAATATGCTTCTACACAAGATACTATGATGCACAAACGAATTGTAGAAAGCAAAATTAACCTAGAAACAAACGAAAAGATGATGTCCCTCAAAAATCCTATAATGGCTGGACAAATCAAGTTACACATTCAGGATTTGGCTTCTCGCCCAACAAATGTGCTACACCGAAATGATTTTATTATGCTATATAATGAAGATTATATGGGTAATAATTTACAGAACCCTGACATCTGGTTGAAGGAACATTTCCTTAAACTAAATAACCTCGCAAAAATAACCCATGAGTAAACTAGAACAATATGGTCACAATTTCCAGGTTAAGGTACTATCTACACTAGTAAAGGACAGAGAATTCCTCCAACAAGTAGCAGATATTATCTCGCCTGAATTTTTTGACAACGAAGCAAACAAATGGATTATTAGTAAAACACTAGAATACTTCAACGAATTCCGAACTACCCCAACAATGGAGGTATTCAAAGTTGAAGTAGAAAAGATCCGCAACGAAATACAACAAGTTGCTGTAAAAGAACAACTCAAGGAAACCTTTAGATCCACCAAATCACCTGATCTAGACTACATCAAACAGACTTTCCTTGACTTTTGCCGCAACCAAACACTCAAGACTGCCCTTCTTTCCTCTGTTGACCTTCTAGAGATTGGCAACTACGAAGATATTCGTCGCCTCATAGACAATGCCCTCAAAGCAGGAACAGAAAAAAACATTGGCCACGATTACATGGATGCTATAGAAGAACGATACAAAGAAGAAGCAAGAAATACAATTGAAACACCTTGGAAAGAAATAAATACACTCACAAATGGGGGAATTGGCACTGGGGATTTAGGCCTATTAGTAGGAAACCCTGGTGGAGGAAAATCCTGGGCACTAGTAGCTCTAGGGGGCCACGCAGTTAAACTTGGCTATACTGTACTCCACTATACGCTCGAACTTTCAGACATGTATGTTGGCCAAAGATACGATGCATTCTTTACTGAAATACCTGTAAGTGATATCCGCCTACACAAATCAACAGTCAAACAAACGCTAGAAGGGTTGAGAGGAAACCTATACATCAAGCAATACCCCGCCGGTAAAGCCAACGTAAATACCATTTTAGCGCACGTAGACAAATGCCGCGGCCAAGGCATTGAACCAGACCTTATCGTGCTAGATTACGCAGATTTGCTATACACCAAAAATGCAAAAGAAAAAAGAGATAAACTAGATGACATCTATACTTCGCTAAGAGGTTTGGCTACTGAGCTGAAAATTCCTATATGGACTGCATCTCAAGTAAATAGGTCTGGTGCACGTTCTGATATCATTGAAGGAGACCAAATTGCAGAAAGCTACTCCAAAATCATGATTACAGACATAGCAATTTCTCTTTCCAGAAAAACAGAAGACAAAGAAAATGGCACAGGAAGATTCCACATCATGAAAAACAGATATGGAGCAGATGGTTTAACCTTCAATGCAGATATGGATACATCAATTGGAAAAATAGTATTCAATAACCGTGTAAGCAATGAAGGAAACCGTAACCCAGATGGAGCTGGATTTACAGGAAATGAAAGAAAAAATCTCCAAAGAGCAGCTGAAAATATATTCCAATTTTAACAGTATATACTGTATTTATCACTACACTAACAAAAAATAAAAGTAAGATGGCTAACAAAAACCTCAAAGAAGAACGCATAGTCTACAAACCCTTTGAATACCCAGAAGCATTCGATTACTGGCTTAAACAACAACAAGCACACTGGTTACACACTGAAGTACCAATGATGAGTGATTTGAATGACTGGAAACAAAACTTAAACGAAACAGAAAGAAACATAATTGGTTCTATCCTTAAAGGTTTTGCCCAAACTGAAACTGTAGTAAATGATTATTGGAGCGGTTTGGTCACCAAGTGGTTCCGCAAGCCTGAGATAATTATGATGGCCACC